GTGACTACTGGGTTTTTTGATCCATCGTTAGGGAATAACCCAGCAAATCAATCGGGCAAAGCAATTTTAGCACAACAGCAACAAGGTGATTTAGGAACTTATGAATTAACTGATAATTTAGTAAAATCTGTTGAATATACAGCCGAGTTATTAATTGATTTATTACCTAGAATATATGATACACCAAGACAAGAGAATATAATAAACGAAGATGGGTCAGAAGAAATTGTGCCAATAAATACAACTATTAGAGATGAAGAATCAGGAAAAGATATAATAGTAAATGATTTATCATTAGGGCAATATGGCGTGGTCGCTTCTAATGGTGCTAGTTATGCAACAAAGAGAACTGAAATGTTAAATACATTAGTCTCTTTAGGTGCAAACGATCCACAATTTGCAAGTGTATCTTCTGATTTAGTTGCTAAAAACTTAGACTTCCCATTTGCTGATGAATTGTCTAACAGGTTAAGAAAGCCAATGATCGCAACTGGTGTAATCGAACCGAATGAGGAAGAAGTTAAAAAAATACAAGAAAATGCACCTCAACCAGATCCAGCAGAATTATTAAATCAAGAAATGATTAAAATGCAAGCTGAAAAATTAGCGGTGGAAGTTGATAATTTAGTCTTAGATGGTGAAAAAACAAAAGCGGAAATTGCAAAAACTTATGCCGATACTAGTAAAAGTTTTGCGGATGCTAATAAAAATTCTACAAGAGAAACACCAAGCGAATTAGAAGCCCAAGAAAAAGCAGCAGACGCAGCAAATACAATTATAGAGGAAGCTTTTGAGGAAGATGAAATAATTGAGCAACAACAACCATTAATTCAAGAACCTCTTAATACAAACAATTTGCAAAATCAACAAATATAAGGTAAATTTAAAAATAATGTGTGATTTGTATCACAATCTTGCTAGAAATAGCATGCAATCAACCTAATAAGGTGCGAAATGTTAGAAACTCAAGAAACAAGCGAAGCCGTAGAAAAACAAACAGAGTCGGCAACTGTTGAAAATGAGCAATCATCTCAAGAAAATGATGCGGAAATAGTTGAAAAAAGAACTGTTCCAGAAGATCGATTCAAGCAAGTATATGCTCAAAAAAAACAACAAGAGCGTAAAATTGCTGAATTAGAGCAACAGATACAAAACAATCAAACACCAATTAAACAAGATGTGAAAGCACCAAGTTTAGAGGCGTTCGATTATGACCAAGAAAAATACGACGAAGCTAATTTTAATTATCGTATGGATCAAGAATTTAAAAAACGTGACAAACAAGCACTCGAACAAAAGCAGCAACAAGAGCAAAACGATCTATTAAGTTCCTTCGATAAAAAAGAAGCAGCTTATCATGCCGAAAATGAAGATTATCAAAAGGCAATAGATGAAGTTGGGAATGTTGGATATAATGAAACGATTAACAATGTTTTATTAAATTCGGAAAATGGTGCTAAATTAGACCACTATCTTTTGCGACATCCAGAAGAGATACAAAAATTAGCTTCTATGAATCCAATACAGCAAACTATGCACTTGGGAAAATTAGAAGGCGAATTAACTAAACAAAAAGAAATTAAACAATCAAAAGCACCTGAACCAATTGAACCTGTAAAAGGTACAACTCATATTAAATCTGATGGGTTAAGCAATATTGGCGGGGCTACATTTAGCTAAGGAATTTAAAAAATGGCAAGTTCAAGCAATAATTTAGGTAGTAACACTACTGAGAAAATTGCTCGTGTATTTTTAGACGAGTTTGAAGGATCAAGAGTATTAACTAAAACAGTTGATACACAATTATTAAAAGGGGAATTTAACCCTGCAAGCGGTACAACTGTAAAATTTAAACGTCCGCATGACTTCAAAGTTGATGAGACAGCTGGCGGGGATATTTCATCTACAGATAAATCTGATATAATCGCTGGTACTGCGGTTGGTACAGTGCAAAACTGGATGACTGTACATTTAGACTGGGGATCTCAAGAAGAATCATTGCAATTAGATCAACTTTCTGAAATTCTTAAACCTGCTTCTACTCGATTATGTACACATTTAGAGCTTGGTTTAGGTGCATTTATGGCAAAACAAGGGAATTTACATTATGGAACTCCTGCAGAAGTTGTTGATGCGTGGTCAGATGTAGCTGGTGCTGGTGCATTAATGGATTCAATTGGTGTTCCTAATGATGGAGATCGTTATTATGTAATGAATCCTTTTACAACTGCTAATTTAGCAGATGCACAGCGTGGTTTATCTTCTGGGGATAATTCATTAGTAAATACAGCTTGGCAAAATTCAATGGTTAGTAATAAATTCGGTGGATTACAAGCGATTACATCAAATGCTCTTTCTAGTTATACATCTGGTACATTGACGGCTGGCGCAAATCGTGCTGGTACTTTATCAGGTACCCCAGATGGTACTTATGTAACTGCAAAAGATACTATGACTCAAACATTAGCTGTAACAGGGTTTGGATCTGGGTCAGATACAATTAAAGCTGGTGAAATTATTCAGATTACAGGTCGTAACCGCTTAAGCCTTGCAACTCGTAGCGAGTTTACTGATGCAACTGGTGCAGAAATATTATGGTCTGGTACAGTTACGGCAGATGTTACACTTTCAGGTGGTGCTGGGAATATAGTTGTTGCTGGTGCAGCGATAAACGAAACTAACGGACAATATAACACTGTTTCTAGTGTAGTTACTTCTGGCGATGTTGTTACAATTATAAATGCAGCACCTAGCACAGTTTACCAACCAAATATGTTTTATCATAAACAAGCTTTTGGACTTGGTTCTGTACCACTTCAAAAACTATATGCAACTGATACAATTGCAACAACTAAAGATGGTATTCAAATTAGAGTATGTAAATATTCCGATGGTGATGCTAATAAGAACAAAATCCGTTTTGATATATTACCTGCTTATGCAACGTTTAACCCGTTCTTTGCTGGTCAAGGTTTCGGAGTATAATATAACTAGGGTGATTAATTTCACCCTTTTTTATGAGGTTTAAATGTCTAAAGTAGAATTGATTTTAATGTATAAACCAGACGGCTCAGAAATTAAGATAAACGAAAATTCTTATCTTCATGCAATAGATATTGGCTGGACTGATAAAAAACCATCTACAAGAAAAGATAAAAAGAAATCTGAATAGGCTCAAATATGGCAACTGCTTTAGAAATTATAAACAGGTCAATGTCTATAATCGGTGTAAAATCTTCGGGTGTTGATTTGTCAACCGATGAAATTAATGATGCTATTGAATCAATGAATGATATGATGTTAGCATTAGATGTTGAAGGGATCCGTTTAGGCTTCAACATCGTGGAATCTTCGTCTGACGAAATTACTGCCCCAGATTGGTCTTATGGAATGATGAAATATAATTTAGCTTTACTATTAGCCGATGAATACAATAAAAACGTAACAGCATCATTAGTAGCTGTTGCAAATAAATATATGATGGCAGTACGTAACCGAGTAGTAAATATATCTCAGCCAATATTTAGTGATACTTTGCCAATAGGGTCGGGGCATAATAATGGTTGCGGTTCTTCATCTAGTAATTTCTTTCAAGATACAGATTCAGATGATTTATTGTTTGGCAATGGTGAACATATGTTGGACGATGAATCAGAACAATTAGAATTAGAGGATTAAAATGGGTCATTACAATGGCGGAAAAAAAGAAACAAGTTTAGCTTCTAGTACTACATTTGATTTTGTAAGAGTTATCAAAGACAGTGCATCAAGAAGAATCTCAATAACAAATTTTGTTGCAGCGATCGAATCATATTTAATTGCATTGGGGTTTTTGACTACTGACGACTTACCTGTTTCTGTCTCACAGACAAGATTATATGCAGAGAAAACAAATAATTATGGGTTGCAATTAACAGATTCAGTTATCGGTGTAGATACAACCTCTGGCGATGTTAGTGTAAATCTTATGACAGCTACAAGTGCATGGGTAGCAGCTAGCAATAAAGCCCAATATTTTACCATCAAAAACATAACGAGTGATACAAATAAAGTCATTATAAATGCTAATGGATCAGATTTAATAGATGGATTTGCAAGCATTGAGTTAGACAGCACAAGCCAACCTTTTATAACATTAATGGCAATTAGTACAACTAAATGGATTTTGATTTAATGCCCAAAATTGATTTACCAATAGGTAATGGATTTTATGAGAGTTTCTCAAAAGATGTTGCAAATTTGCAATCATTAAACTGTTATCCTCAATTCCCTCAAACATCTGGAGCGGTTACTAGGGAAGCAATTTTCCCAACGCAAGGAATAGATAAGTTTGCAACTTTATCGGGTGCTTGCAGGGGCATGTATAATTTTCAAGAGTCAATGTTTTCTGTAAATGGGAACAATCTATATTTAATAAAAGAGAATGGCACGGTCGAGAATAAAGGTACAGTGTCGGGTTCTGGACAAGTATCTATGTCCGACAACGGAATCACTATGGCAATCGTTATTCCTTCTGGTGATTGTTATTTTTATAATTCTGGTGTATTGACCTTAATTACAGACTCAGTTTTTACAGATTTTCAAGCACGAGTGGGTGGGGTGACATCAGTATGCTCTAAAGATGGGTATTTTATTTTTACAACAAAAGAAGAATTTTTTTTAAGTTCCTTAGTT